TGTGTTTTTAAGAAAAGTACCTAACGATCTAGAAATTCCGCTAGCCTTATCTAGTTCTCCTACAAAAGCTCCTAGACCATTACCAAATATTTTTAACCCTTTTCCAAAAGTTACAGTCATACCTGATAGCTGAGATTCTACTTTTTCACTTTGAGATAGAATAGCGTATGCTACTTTTTCTGCGGATAACTCTCCTTCTTCTGCCATCTTTTTAAGTTGATCAGAAGAAACACCAAGACCATCTGCAATAACCTTAGCAATCATTGGTGCACCTTCATTAATAGAGTTTAATTCTTGTGCAGCAGCAGAGAAGTTATTTGAGAAAGCTTGAGAAAGCTGAATTAATGCAGCATCAGCAGCAGGACCACCAGTTACCCCAGCAGCAATATTTAAAGTTTCAGTTAGAGTTAAAAGATCCTTAGTATCAAACTTACTAGATAAACTTGTTAAAGACAATCTAGAAAAAACTTGAAGTGGCGTATCTACAGCAGATCCGCTAAGGTTAGCAATATCGTAGAGATCTTTTTTTACAGAACTAATTTCTTCAGAAGTTTTTAAAAATAGACCTAGTCTATTTTCCATACTAGTGATTGCATCACCAGCTTTTAAAAATTGAGAAGCACCAAAAGTAGCAGTGCCTAAAGCCAAAGTACTTGCAACTAAAAGTTTTATAGAACCAGTAGCGCTTTTAACTTGCTTATCTAAGCTAGCAACCGAAGTCGTTAACTGATTAACATTAGCAACTCCAGTTGTAGTTTTTACAGAACCAACTTTAGTTAAAGACTTATTCGCATTATTAGCAGAGATACCTAAATTTTCAATTTTAGAATTTATTTTTGAAATAGAGACTAAGGCATCTTGATCCTCAGCTCTAAATTGTAATTTAACAGTCATTTTATTTTTCTCCTAAATAAAATAGCCCTACGAAGAATTAACTCCATAGGGCGATTTATTAGCTCTCGTATTCTACAATAGCACCTTTTGGATTACCGTAGTTTAAGGCTACCTTTTCAATAAAATTTGCTGGAGCTTGAGAGCTGGATCCTGCATTTAGGTATTTCACATAATCTTCATCGTTAGTAATATCAAAGCCTTTAGGCTTAATTTCAATTGACCAACTTCTAGAAGCCTCTCCTGTATCTTTAGGTGTTACTGATTGGAGATCTGATCTAACGTTTTCGCTTATCATAGTTAAATTACTAGAAATTTCAGCTTCTACTTGTTTCATCAAATCTTTTTGATTATAAATAAGTTTCAATTTCAATTGATTCCCCTTTTAGCATATTAACTACATTAGACTCAGTCATTTGGTTACTGAAACGTTCAAAGAATTTTAGGCTTACTGAACCTTCTTCTTGAATACGTTTTAGCTTTAGCTGTTTTAATGATGCAAAAAGATCTTCCGGTTTAAGTTTACCTCCGCCCATAGACATAGCTATAACAGCTGCTCGATTATCCGCTCGCCATTCATGAGGTCTATGTTCGAAGTATTGATACCAACCAAGGATTTCTTCATAGGGAAGTGCTTGAATTTCTTGGACTGTTTTTTTCAGATTATAAGCTAACTCATAAAGAGCTAACTCTTCTTCTGTTAAACGTTTCCCTTTTCTTCGGTATTAATACCAGAATAAATTAGAACTTCTTTAGCTAGTTTTGAAATCTCTTCTAGGGGAAAACCATCAATTTCATCGTCTGATAGTTCTTCTGCCCCAATTACCCCCATGCGAATAATCTTGCGTTGAATAGCAAGACCTTGCTCAGCTTCAGGTAGTGCTTTAGCCTCTGTGTTAATATAGCTTTGAAATTCTTTTACTTCCAGACCTGTGAGCTTTTTAACTTCTACAGCATCTTTTTTATTAAGGAAGCTTAGTTTTTTTACTGGTGATTGTGATCCGATTAGATGTTTCATTCTTTATCTCCTAGAATATCTTTATTATTTTCGCGAATTGACTCAATCATAGAATTAAGACGACCTAGACTAGCAAGAGTACTCATTACTTCTTGTACTTTTTCAGGTTGACTTTGAAATTCAGGTAGTCGTGCGATTGTTTTTTGTGTAGAAATAGCTACACTTGATTGCATGTGTTTTAATGTCTCTTTAATGACATACTCACTTGAAAATGGTTTATTCATTATATATACCTATAAAGGTTAGTCCCCCCAACAAAGTCAGAGGGACTTTCCAAAATTAGCTAGTAGCAGTTACAGTAAAAGGACCATAGAAGTCTGACTGAATTGAGAGAGCTACAGTAGCAGTTGATGCGTCATCACGAGCAGGATTGACAAGTAGTGATTCTACTTTACCTACGAAGTAAATAAGCGCGTTTGGAACAGGAGCAGCTAGAGTGCCACCAATACCTGCGGTTAAAGCTGTAGTTAAAGCTGGGGGCTTAGCAGGTAGTAGTGCGAACTGGAATACCTTAGCAATACCATCAGCAACAGTGTCACCTAGAGTACCTGTAGAAGCAAAAGAAGCGTTAGCTTTTGCCCACTCGCTAGGAATGTAGTTAATAGTTAGTTCAAGGTCAGGTGCATCTGACTGAGCACCAATTGACTGAGTTTGAGCTTGACCATAAACAGGAACCTTAACGATGTTAGCAGGGGTACCAAAGCTAGGCATGTCACGAATGTTTTTAATTTCTTCGAAGTCTGCAGCAGTGGCAAAATTAGCTTTTAGGTTAGCTTCAGTAAGAGTAGCTGGGACAGCGTCACGAGAAACAGCAAGAGCTGAGAACTGTGCAGCTGAAATTGAAGTTGGGAAAGTCATTAGTTATTCTCCGTAATATGAAAAAGGAACAGAGTAGTCTGCCCTCGAAAGAGTTGAATCATCTGGGTCTGGACCCATAAATTGTAAAGAGCTTACGCTAGTTTGAATATTGTATGTCAGTAATTTATTTTGAAAAATTGAGTCTAAAGCGCTTGAAACCACAGAAGGTTCTTTTTGACCAGAACCAGCTGCATAATAAATACTTACTACAACGAGACCTGTAACTAATTTGTTATCTCTATAGGCAAATTGATTTGCTTTTCCAGTTACTACATTAATCTTTAAAAAAGGAACAGATGAAATCTTTCCTCTATAATCAGCGGGATAAACGGGCAAATTTGCTAGTAAGTTATTTTGCGGTAAAGAGTAAAAAGTGTCAATAATATCTTCAAACATTAGACACTCCTCACTTTTAGCTGCGTAATTCCAGGAAAAGTTTCTAGCTTTTCAAAGCGATAAGTAGAACCACCAAAAGCAATAGTTGAATAACGAGACCCATCTAAGTCTTTTGTTCTAATAATCAGTTCTTTTTCAATATTTAAATCACTATCAAGCACAGAACTTATTTCGATAAACTCTACCGAATAAGGTTGCTCATCAGAAATAATAGTCCCTGTACTAAAATTAAAACCTGTTGCTGTTTCTTCTGAAAGAATACCTATTTGGACTAAGTCACCAGCAGCTTCAAAAGCTTGATCTACTGCAGTTTCTACTGTTTGTAAAAGGCTCATTAGTTTGCCCTCCACCAACTCCCTGGGGCAGCGTAACCTTGGCTAAAAGTTAATGGAGCAATAAGCTTATTAACTTCAGCAGGTACTAGAGGCACTTGAGGAGAAGAGCTACGGCCAGCATCACTGTTAGACAAACTAATAGGTCCAATAGAAATAGAGTCATAGGTCACATCATAACCTTTAGTTGCTGTAGGGTATTTAACAAGATGCAAAGCTAAATAAGCTACTGCCTTTTGTAGTCTGATAGGTATTTCTCCTTGTTCACATGGAACATGAAGTGAAAGAACAGGATCAAAAAAGCTTAGCTTAGCTCTTGGCCAAGCCAGAGACTGAGACGACGTTACCGCCGTCCCAATCCATTCATTTTGGTCCAGAATTCGAGTTGCATCAACTAGCGCCTGTTCTTGCTGATCAGAGCTTGCTGCTTCCCAAAAAGGGTTATCTGCAAGATAGTCGTCAGCAGACTCTAGATAAGAATTTTCAAATAGTATTAGCGCCATGATGCCTCCTCAAGTTAAGGTGCTACTGCTACACAACGACGAGCGTAACGACGAAGAAGAGTCATAAGACGATCATCATTAGCTTCAAGTTTGAACTTAGTGATGAAAGCTTCTACGTCTACTGATACGCCAGTAGCGGTTGTTACATAAACTGGTTTTTCAGCCATTATACACCACCTATTAAGCGTGTAGAATTGGGAGAATACCTAGGTTTAGTGGATCCATAGTACGGGTCCAAGAAGCGGCAGCCCCAAGAGTTGAATTGGTAGCAAAGTTGTTGGTAGCACCAACCCAATCGTAACCCATTGGATGAGCAACGAAGCCATAGCGGTACCAGATGTTGGTTGAACCACCACCAGCATAGCTAGCAGGATTACGATCAACTTCAGTAGCGACTGGCATTGGGATTTCACGGAAAGCAACTGAACCAGGCTTTACAAGGAAAGTGGTTTTGGTTGATTGGTCATTAACGTTGGCTGAAGCAGCAAGGTTGCCCTGAGCAGCACGAGTTAGGATTAGACGGAACTTACCACCGAAAATGGTTTGGAAGTCTAGGTTACCGTCACGAACGCGATCTTGGTCAATTAGGTTAGCTGCACGAAGGTCAGCAAGAACTTCAGGTGAAGTTACCATGTAGACGAAGTCTGGTTCGTAGTCTTTGTAGAACATACCCATAGCACGGAAGAGACGCTCACCACGAGCAGCACCTACTTCGGAAGCGTCGACTAGTTTACGAGCATCGCCAGCACCAGTAGCAGCAGCGCCGAAAGCACCAGCAGCGTTAACGTCAACGAAAGCACCGACTGAACCTGAAGGAACAGTATCGAAACCAACAATACCAGCACCAAGAGCAACTTCAGAAGCAGCAACGCCCTTCATGATGTTGAGAACAGCGTTATGCTCGTCTTGAGCACGTGATTGAGCGAAGTTACGAGCGAAGAAAGCTAGGCCGTCCTGCTGTGAGATAATGCGCTGTAGGTTAACCTGTTCAGCACCAATAGTGCGAGCATTCTTGACATAGTTAGCAATGTCAGTTGAAATGCTTGAATAAGTACCATCAGTAGCTGAAGTTAGAGAAGCATTGTTGATGGTAGCAGAGAGTGGTTTGTACCAGCGTAGTTGACCAGCGAAGCCTTCACCGTTAGGATCAAGCTCAGTTGAAGCTGCGACCATACCAGTTGAGTTAATACGCTTTTCTTCAGTCCAACGCTCTTCTGCATAAGCAGAAATAGCGACTGCTACGTTCTGGAAGTTAAGATGATTAATAGCCATTTTTGTTGTACCTTTTAGTTTTAATTAGACTTTAAAAAGTCATTGTTCCTAGTTTACCTGTTTCAGCTAGAGCAAGTAGTTCTTCAGTTGTCATACCATCTAGTTTCTTAGGACGGCTAACAGTTGTTGAACTCTTGTTGCTATTTGAACCAGCACCCGAGTTCTCTTTTGATTTAAAGAGGAAATCCTTGTTAGGATCTTTAGCGAAAGCCTTGAGATAGTCAAAAATACTAGCCCCAGACTTATGGACCCATGAACCGTCTTCATCTCGAACTAGCTCAGGGAGAATCGTTTTAAAAGCAGTTTCACGTGCGAAGTCGTTACGGAACTCGAGAGAACTTAGATGTTTCTCTAGCTCACGATCTCGAGTCAGCGAAGTCAACCTTTCCTGCAGGATCCGGTTATTTTCTTCAAGCTCGGCATTCCTAAGCTTCTCAGCTTCATAATGCTTTCCTTCGTCTTCTAGTTGTTTACGTTGCTTATCTTGAGCTTCTGATTTTAAGCGAGCATTTTCACGTGCTAGCTCTTCAGATTTCTTATAGGCTTTGTCAACGTTAGCCTTCATTTGCTTAAGCTCGTCAGCCACCATTTGCTTTAGTAGAGCTTCATGCTCTTCCTTCAGAGAAGCTTTCTTGCTAGAAAGGTCTGAAGAGTTGGTGTCATCATTATTGTCTTCGTTATCATTGACATTATCGTCGTTTTGATCAGCCATAGTTATAGATTTTCCTTTTGCACAGCATTGATAGAACTAGAGGTACAACAATAGTTCGTAGTCTATGGTTTGTTAATATTGGCGAGGGTGGTAGGAGTCGAACCCACTCTGACGCGGTTTTGGAGACCGCCGCTCTACCATTGAGCTACACCGACATAGGATCCATTGTTAAGCACAATGGTAAGCTTTGAGTAACCCTCCGGGGTGCGCTTAGCTGAGTATGCTCTAACTAAGAGTGAACTCACAGAGGCGTGGAGGGTCTTATATCATGCGGTCCACACAGGCGAACTCGCGGGCTAGGCCCTATACACATGAATTACTTCTTTTCAGCAGGAGCTTTTACGGCTACAGGAGCAGCTTCTTCTACAGACTCAACAGTAGCTTGTAGTTTACGCCACTGAGCTGAATTAGGGCCTTCAACAGGAATGCCTTGAGCAAAGTCTGCAAACCATGATTTAAATTCTTTTAATTTCATTTTTTATACCGATACTGAATGGGTTGAAATGTAAAATCACAAGAAGAACAAACAAAGAAACCTTCTCTGTGATTCCATACTGTAATCTCTTTTATTCTTCCTTCTTTACAGGAAGGGCATAAACAACCAGGGTAAAGTTGATACTCTCTAGTCATCTAGTCACCTCAGAAAAAGAAAGGAAAGTGAGGAAGGAGCAGAAGAAAGGAGTTATCCTCTCATCCCGCCCCCATGGGTTTTCTACCCCCTCTTCTTTATAGCTAAGAGGTGGACTTAGTTAAAAAGGTTAGAAATACCTTTCTTAATACTTTTACCCATACCACCAGCTTTCCTCTTTGCAGCTACACGTGCTTTTTCTAAATTACGTTTAGCAGCAGCAAGTTGTGATGCTGTCTTAGTTTTACCAGAAGAAATTTTACCTAGTGTTTTATTCTTTAACTTACCAAAAGTACCTACTTTACCTGCTACAGACCGTGATGCACCAGATTTAGAGGTTTGTTGATTTGAGTTAGCTTTAACTTTTTTTGTTTGTGCAGTTGATACACCAAATTTAGGTTTAATTGCCATTTTAATGTCTCCTATTGACTTAATGCGTTGAGTTGTGCTAAACCTAAAAGAAAATAAGCAGTTTCACGAGTCATGTTTCCAGATCGTACTCTCATTTCGTCTTCTTTAGTTACAGCAATAATTAGTAATTCTTCTACAGACTCTTTCATTTCATTGAGTTCAGTAATAACTTCTTCAATCTCTGAACGATCTGCTGTAGTATTAATTGGTTGCTTATTAAAAATGTTTACAATCTTATCAGTCATTATAGTTCCTTATGGACCCCATCCGTAATAGTCGTAACCATTACGTAGAGGTGCAGTAATTTCTTCTGGTTTAAACTTAGGATCAAAGTAACCAAGATCTTCAGCTTCTTTGAGATACTTAAAGTAAAGCTCATCTGTAAAGCCTTCTTCACGAAGAGCATCTAACGTTTTCTTGACTTTTGGGTATTGAGCAAAACGTTTATATATGTCTCTAACTTCTTTAAGTAAAGGATCGATTTCGTTAATGTTCAGAGCAGCGGCGTCATGGATAGTACTGGTAGGGGTACCTGTTCTACGTCCCCAGAGATGTAGCTGTCTTACAACGCTAGCATCGTCTGCGTGAGTACCGTTAACACCTAAACCAAGTCTAACATCACCTACTTGGCCTTTACCTAGTAGCTTACCATCTTCTGCATTCATCTGATAAATGTTTCGAATATAGCGTTTAGACTGTGGATCATAGAAACGAATTTCTTGCTGTACTTTTGGTCGGTAGTCTTGATAAAGTTTTTTACCGTCGAAAGTAACCCAAGGAATACGAACCTTTTTTGTAGAACGAGCATAATCTTGACCTACTCTTTTCCAAAAGTCGATGTAGTTATCAGTAACAGGAGCACGTTCTGAGAGTTTCTCAGACATGATAGCAGCAATTCTTTTAAAGTGATCAGGACCAACTTGTGGACCTCTACGATTACTGTATTTGTATACGAAGTCTGCTAAGCTAGGATGAATCTCCGCAGCTTCAGCAAGTAGTGCATCACTCACCGCTTTGTCAGGAGTATTAGCAATTTCAAGGACTTCTTTCTTTAACGCTAAGAGGTCAGCTTGAGTATCTGTAGCACCAAGAGCTTTTGCTTCTTTAATTTTTAAGTCTATTTGTTTAGTCAAAGCAAGATACTCTGCTCTAGTAGTAACTAGCACATCTTGTTTACGTAATACCTTTGACAATTCAAGAGCCACACGTGCTGCTTGTCCTGCTTTACCAGCACCATACAAAGAAATCATAACTTGATACTTAGCTGCCTTGTTAATGTCTTCCCAAGTCAGATCGAGTCCTAACTCATCCATTAACTCACGGAAGCGAGGATCAGAAACAGTATCTTGAGCGACAAGGTCATAGATTCGGTTCTTCTTGACTGACTGTAACACGTTACTAGTGATAGCAGCACCACGATCACCTGTAGCGAGTGCAATCATCTGCAAACCACTAGCACTAGCGTCAGCTTCACCTAGTAACTTAGACTTATATAGCTTTAGCTTACTAGGAGTGAAGTCACCACCTGTAGCTTGATAAATACGATAATATTCTAAACTGAAACGAGCGATTTTAGCAATTTCTGCTGCATCTGTAGATTGTACTAGAGGATGCTCAAGAAATTCTCTAATACGTCTATCTCTTTGTGTCTTAGCACTTAATAATGCTCCTAATTCAAGAATAGATTTTTCATTTCTTTTGAAGATAGCTAAACGACCTGCCTCAGTAAGGGCTTCAGTACCGGGACCAATAACAGAAGCCATTTGGATTCTTAACTGGTGTAAACCTTGAGGAGTCATAGGTACTGCATGAGCAGTGTTTAAGAAAGGACGCACTACTTCACCACCTGTAGGTGTTAGATACCCGTTATAGTAGACGCGACCGCGACCATCAATACGGGCATGTACGGTAAAAGGTTTTCCATTTGAACGGTAGTATCTGATAGCCTCCATAAGACCATAGCCTTGGTCTCCTCGTCTGATAATTTCTTCACGAAAGCCGTTAATTGAGTCATAGTAAGCTGCTTTACCTCTCTGGTCTTTGAAACGAGCTAAGTCATCCATGAAGCTTGAGAAGTCATCGTCTACTTCATAACGGAAAGACATAGTATGGTTTAACATGTCGGCGAAATCACCGTCAATTTGTTTTTCGTCGAACTTAGAAAAAGCTGAACGAGTAACAACAGGAACACCTGTATCACGACCTCTAGCATCTACGTAAGTCTTTTTACCGGGTACTACAAAGTACTTGTTTTCAGGACGATCAACACCTAAACGATTAGATAACTCAATACGTCTGTTGTAGTCTTGTAGTTTTAGCATGACAGGATCAATTACTTGTACTTCACGAGAAACAGTATCTTTCCAGTTACCTGAAGCACGTCCTGTATCCAGATCTGTAGTAGCTCTACGAGTAACACCACGAGAGTTTACTCGGATTAGCCCTTGTTGTCTAAGTAACTCTAAGATCTTAGAACCTTGCTCATGGTAGTCTTCTAAAGAAGAGCCAAAAATAGGGTACAATGGATTCCAAGTTTGTTTTAACTCTTTGCCAAGAAGAATAGCTAAAGAGTCATAGTCGGTAGTAGTACCTTCTGCTACAACAGCCATTAGTCTAG